AAGCCGCTCTGCCTTGTTACGCATCATCCCCCATACCATGTAGGTAATGTGGCCGCCCTTCACGCTGTTACTTACCGCGACAACGTCAACCTCTTCGTCGTCCACTAGGTAAACGTCTGCCAACGTCCCTGCGCCGTCCTTGTTGCCGTAGTGAACGTGGTCCCCAGTGTCGTTTTCAGAAAACACCTTTGTACTTAACGCAGAAGACCCCAGGTACCTTGTTCGCAGCGTTTCGGTGTTCAGCACCTGGCCAACAGCCTTCGCCGCGTCCGTCTGAGTAGGAGCAACATCAATGATTTGCGACACCCAGCCTTTAAAGTCAGACGCCACAACCGTGTTGTAAACGCCTGTAGGCCAATTTGGACTTACCCGGTTCGCCGCAGCAGCAGAGCCATGCGAAAGCATTCTTGTGTACGTGCCGCGAGCCTTGTACTGGCTGTCGTCGTTCATGCCAATCTGCGCGGACTTGTACGCCCAGTCCACCGGCTGCGCTACAGAGTTGTTAGCGTTTAGCTCAGCGCCCATAAACCCGCCGGCCCATACGTACGAGCCAAGATTAACCTTTGTCCCCCTGCCGTCGGTCAAATGAGCGGCTGTCACCTGGATGCCAAACCCAACCGTGTGCCTTGCAACGTTAGCGCCGGCTTTACGCATCATGGGGATGTAAAACATCCTCGACCGCTGAAAGGGCGGGCAGTTGAGGTTTGGCGTGCTTCCAGCGGGAGACTGGCTTCCGTCGTAGTAAATACGAACTTCGTTGCCGGTGATGTCGGGGTAAACGCGGAACTCTGCCGACCCACCGCCAGCAGTTCCTCCGTCCCAATGCCCGTACCCCTTAATAGAGTCTGCGCGCTCAGGGGGGAACATCGCCTCAACAATGTTTGAGCCAAGCGACAAAGGCGTCCAGTGCGTGTTGTCAAAAGTAAACAACAGCGCAAAGTCCTCAATTACAGTCGGAGCGCCCGCCGCAGGTACGTGCGTTAAATCGACCGACGGCTTTACTAGCTCAACCGGAATCCAATACGACGGCGTGCTAATAGTCACGCCCCCAAACTGCCGCCCCGGCTCGATAGGAATTGGCTCGTGGAAATACCATCCGCCATCCTGCGCCTGCGTAGTCACTGGGCCCGATGTCGCCGACGCCGCCGCCGTGTAAACGTAAGCGCCCAGGCCCAGCCTGTAGTCCTCGTCCTCGATGCTTCGGTCTACCGCCCCGCCGCGCCCGTACTGCAAGTGGCTAATGCTGTTGTTGTAATAGTCGTATTGAGCGCCTCCGACCGTGTGGCTGTCCAAAAACTGGCTATCCACGCCGCAGGTAATAAAGATGTCCTTTTCGTCCGCCATTACCATGGGGCGCTTAATGTTGTTTAGCGCCCCTACTTGGGGAGACTCGCCAACCTCGTAAGCCATCGACTCTAGCGGCCAAACGGCCCACTGGCCCTCCGCATACACCACCATCGCGTTAAGTGACGGAAACGAAAACATGGTCGCGTCTAGAGCTTCATTGTAAGCCGCAGTGACCGTGTCGTCTGAGTGCCTATAAAACGCCCTCGGAGTAGGCCAGCCGTTGTCAACGTGGGGCTGAGTCGCCGAAATGTGGCCAGCCGCAGTAAAATAGTTGTTTAACGGGCTTGAGAGTTCTCCGGTAAAAAACGGCTCAATTGGGTCGGATATTCGATCAAACTGCGCCACTCCGGTCACGCGGTACACCCCGCGAGAGTCTAGCCACGTGATGGAGTTTTTTGTCTTAACAATCGCAGAAGGCCCTGAGCAGCCGACGCCGTCGGAAAGCTTAATTGTCCTGCCTAAAGTCGAGACCGCGCCTGACGATAGCTGCACTAGCCATGTTTCGTTTTCCGTATACACGTACAGATTGCCGCTAAGCTCGCGCATGGCGCGAACGCTTTCATCTGTAGGCAGCACAAACACGTTTTGCGCCTTAATGGCGCCAGGAAAGCCGCCATCCGTAATGTAGATGTTGGCCCCATTGGCGAGCACTAGAGCGGCCCCTGCGCGGCAGCCCGCCGCCGGTTTTGGGTAAGACGTTTCGTCCAGGTAGTCATACGCAACGGCGGCGTTTGAGTCTGGCGAACCTGCCGGCACCTTTTTGATAAAACAGCACTCTGAGTAAGGGGGCGCCGTTCCGTGGCCGATCGCCAGGCCTCCGTACACTGTGGCCCCAGTGCCCGTGCCCCGGTATTGCGTACTTAGCTGCCTTCTTCTTAGCTTCCTTAAAGAAACAGGGAGGTATGCATACAGGCCAATCTCGGCGCTACCGAAATACAAAATATCGTTAATTTCAGTAAACCAGACTTGCTCAGACGCCTCGACGTTCCGGGGGGACTGCACAAACTTAGCGTAGCTGTTTGACTGGGTAGTCTCGTAAGCGCCATGCCGCTTTGTAATATCAAACCCTGCGACTTCCGGCTCTTCTGACGTGTGCTTGTAAACGGGCTCTTCCCACCTCCCGCCGGAGTCAACGTCGTAAATCAGTACGCAAAACATCGGCATTACTGTAGAGCGCGTATCCGCAACCACTGCGCCGGTTCGGTTTTGAGAGGCCACAACCGTAACAATTTGACGGTTGCCCTTTTTGGTTTTGATTACAGCAGACCCGAGCACGCGTCGGTAGCCGTTGCCATTACGCCAGTCATACGCGCCAGCGCTAGTTAGCATCCAGCCGGCAGCGAGCGTGTCAACCTGCGCCAACTGACCAAAGCCCTTTCGGACCTCCCAGGCGTTTTGACGGCGCAGCATGTTCAAAACGACCGTCCCCTTAGAGGGGGCATCAGCGCTTGTTCCTTCCCTAAGAAGCTCAACCTCTGGGCCCCGGTTAGCCACTACCAGGACTCGTCGAGCGTGTGGTAAATCTCGTTCACGTACATGGGGGCGTCAACGTCTCGCTCGCAGATAAAGTTGGCGAAATCAGCCTCCCTGGCCTTGAGTTGGGACAAGAGCATGGGGTTTTCGCCGCCGTCTCGGATCATGTAAATCTTCGTGGCGTACAGCACAATCAGGTCGTGCCAATCCGTCATGTCATCAAAGACGGTGGTGGGAGCGCCAGCCCAGTCAATCGTGGGCGTCTCCGGCACGTAATCAACCGCATAGCTGCCAGTCTGGGCCTCTGGGAACCTCAACACCGACCCGTCGAGGAAGTAGCCGTCTGGGCTTGCCTGCAACGATCGCCTGGACGGCAGGCCCTTGAGCACCCGAAGCTCGTCGCCAGTGCCGGCCTCAACCTTCCTTACGCCGAGCAGCATAATGAGCCGCCGCGCACCGCCAGAAAGGGACGCGCCTAAAATCCGTATCGGGTTGGTCGTAAGCCCCAGGTCGTACTCCTTGACGTTTGAAAGGGCGAGCGTCACGGAGGTTTGGTACGTTGACGGGTTCATCGCAATCACCTTGTTGCGAAACTCCCTATACCCCTGCTGCAACGCGGCCTGGGCGCTGGCGTCGGTAACAAAGGTTTGGTCAGGCTCATCTACATACGTTCTAAATAGCGCAAGCAGTTCGTTGGGGTTCATTAGAGCCCTCCCTCCCGCATGCTAGCCTCTGCGCCGCGCGCCAACACGTTCTCCGCGCCAACCTTCGCCGCAGCCTTCGGCATTTGCTTCATAGACTCCTCAGAGGCCTGAGCCTGCGTTTGCGGGGACTTAGGCGCCTGTAGGCCCCCTAATAGGTCCGTGGGGCTAGATTCGGGCAGCGGAGGCGTTCTAGGGTACACAAACCCCTGTTGTAGCTGCTGCTCGTACACCTCAATGGGTTGGCCCCATGTGGCGATCGAGACCACGATGTCGACAATTCGGTCTTGCACCTCTTCTGGCAGCCCGTAAAAGTCTTCCGTTTGCGTAAACTCGGTAAACACGTCGGTAAAGGCTTTCAGGTCGTCCGTGGGTAAGATCTTAATGTCGTAGCCCAGCTTTGCCGCCTCTAGCACCTCCTGTGCATGACTAAGCCCCTGCACATGCTTGGTGATAAAAGCGTTTCCGGTCGACATTGAAAGCTCTTGCATGGCCAGTTGCGGCTCCATCAGACCCATTTGAGCCAACTGCATGACGCGAGCGTCTCGCTCCTGCTGCCCGTACTTAAACATCGAGCCCGGCTGAATAAATATCTCCGGGTCCTCGGCAATGTTTTCAGACCTCAAGGCTTTGTAAGTAACCTTCCCGAGGTTGTCCATCATGCGGGCCATCTTGCCCTCTGTGTAGTACTGCTTCATGTACTCAAGGACAGAGATAAACGTCGCCTTAACGACCTTCTCAATCGCTAACTGCGTGTGCTGTAGCTGGCTAGTGTCTTTTTCTGCGAGCACCTGCATGCCCACGCCCGACTCAACACCCACTGCGCGCTTACCAAGCGTGACGCTGTGCGCGCCAGCGGTGTCTGAGATCTCCGCCTCAAGCCTCATAATGTGCTCAAAGGCGTACGAAGGCATCGGCGCTGGGGCGATTTGCGAAGGCGGTGGCGACCCGGCGTTGTGATAGATGACCTCGCCAGGCATGTCAGAGATTGACCGCTTTTGCAGGCCAGAAGCGCGCGAGGCGACC